TTGTGGTAATCCTTGCTTGAATGATCCACCACAATTCCCACGCTTTCTCCTCAGCTCTTTATTCTCTCGACATTGCGAGCAGTCCCAGCCTCTTCCTTTACTAAAAGGAATCCATATGGAAGAGGCAAGAGCTATTTTCCCTCGTCAACTACCAATTAAGTTCTCTGAATATGCAAGACCAATTCTGTGATTGTTGCCACTCTGATTCCATCAGGACGAATCTGTTGGATGGTGTCAACTGTCGAGGGTTCCCCATCAATTGAAACAAGTGATTCACGAATCATTTCAATGTATACTCTTGAGATGTATGCTTCATAATCAGCATAAGCCTCACGCTCATCAATTGGAAGATTGTGATGCCATCTTGCTTTCTCTCTGATATCGTTGGGAGCTTCAACCCAAAGCAATCGACCAAGCTCACTGCGAGAATATGCACCGGCTCGAATCTCTGCTTGCTCACGTTCCGACGGTCCCAATGGTTTGAGAGTGAATATGGTTGCAGACTTCCCCACATCTTCAAGAAAACTCATGTCTCCTGTGTTCAAATATTGTCCACGTTGTTCATCATTGCAAGTGACTGAAATGTCAGCAGTGATGACAACGTCAAAAGTTGATTCTGTTGAAGTGAGGAAGTTAATTGCCATGTTATAGTCCTAATGAGATTCTGAATGGTGAGCATCCGGCATTTGACTCATAAGCTGCACCACCATCAACATCACCAGCATATCGAGATTGATTATATACTAATGTTTGACGAACGATGTCATTGCCACTCACGTCATACTTGGATGGATCATCAGCAAGCTGAGCAGCCGGAATCATGATTGCACAACCCTCGCCATCTGCGGAGGGTCCTGTACCTACTAACACCTGACGAACGGTTCTGTTGAAATAATCATTTGCAATTGTTGTATTTACTGTTGACAAGGTCAAAGTCAATTCAACATTCACATCAGTGATCTCCATATCAGACATTGCAAGGATTGACTCTGAGTGCCCCAATGGTGTGAGTGTATTTGTCACAGTCAAAGAGAAGTCCTCGCAATCAACGGCAATTCGTCCAAGTGCATCGGCTGAGGTTGCGTTCGTTAATGAGGATGGAGAAGCATCAGAGATCACAACATAGGAGTTTCTAAAGAAAGGAGGAGCACCCGCGTTATAAGTTGGCTCGATGGGTCCCACTGCACTTGAATGATCATCTTGGATCAGTGCTGCTTGATAAGTGAAGTCACCCATCAAACGGCCATTGTCAAGACTGATCGCAAGGCTCTCAAGTACGCAACCATAAGCATATGATCTAAAGTTCACACCATCAACACGGAAAGTCAATGAGTGAGTTCGTGTGCCTGTTTGAGTACGTGATCCGGGGTACCATGTTTGAGTCCCTCTCAATGTTGGAGTCCCTGTGAATCCTGCTGAGAAAGCTGGTGAGACTGTGATATCAGTTCCACTCACCTCAGTGATTGCAGAGTATTCAACAGCACCGTTGATGATGCTTGATAATAAAGTTCCAACATCTGCCGCACTGAATCCAGCACCAACAAAGTTATTGACATCAGTCACGCTTGAAGCTGTGACTGAAGCCACAGCACCAATTTGAGTTTTGAATCCAGCTCCAAGCAAGTATCCGAGATAGTTTGCAGAGTAGTCACTTGGTGAGCTTCCGATTGTTGTCAGATCAACTCTCAAGTTGACTTGACCAGTTCTACGACGAACACGATTTCCACCACTCCAAACAGTGTCCGGCTCTGGTGGTACAAGATACGATCCATCTCTTGCATCGTTTCTCTCACTTGCTACAACGTCACCATAAATCAAAATAGGTTCACGTTCACAAGGAATCGAAGTGTATGTATATCCTGAGTTATCAGGTAGATTTGTTGATGCTGACAATGAACCAAAGGAAGATTCAACTGCAACGCCTAAGCTTCTATGAGTAACGCTCATTTATGCCTCCAAATAAAGCAAGTCAAAGGGAACGATAAGGAGATGACCAAGAACCTCACCAACATCATCAGTGATGAGTTCAGCTCTCGATTCCAATGGTATCACTGAGATGATCCCTGTTGTATTAAAATCATATTGAGGACCCTTGATTGTATCAATCAATTTGCCGGCATCCTCATTCATCATGCGAATCTTGAAGCCCTCCTCCTTGGGAATGGCATATCTCACATGAGTCTCGATGGTGACACGCTTTCGACCACTGAGGCCAGCACTGCCGTCATCCATCGCAAGAGTCACGATCTCAAGAGTAAACTGTCTTTGACTCTGAAATCTTGTGTTTAGTGGAGAGACGAGACCGGAACCATCATCAATACAAACAAACCCATGATGGGGATCTGTCTTGGGTTCAATAGCCTCAATCATTGTCTTGATCTTGTCGAGTGATTGAAAGATTCCTCTGCTCATACATTCCTCCCTAGTTTCTTGGAAATGTCAAAAGCAACGGCATTCACAAGCGTATCAATCTCATCATCAGTTAATCCGATGTAAGGACGTATCTTGTGGACTTCATATCCATAATGCTGGACCTGTTTGGTCAAGCCGATTCTGAAACGTGTGTCAGTTGCTTCAAGTACAACAAGATTATTCATCAACTGACCACTCAATACAAGATCAACCTCAGCAGTTTGACCCTTGCCTCCTTGACGCTTCCTTGAATCATTCTTGTACTGTTGATATCCACCAGCATAATAAATTGATTTACCCGTACGAGAAACACGAGTCCCTCCCTTGGGTTTAAGTCGTGCACCTTTGAAAGAGACATACATTGGCTTTGTTGAGTACTTCTTGAACTTCTTACCTTGTGAGCTGATGCCACGCATCGATCGACGCTTGACAGTTGCCAAGGTGTTGGATGCAATTGTCTTAGTGTCTTTTGCTGTCCAAATATTACGAGGTAGTTTGAGATTGACCTTGACTGACATTAGTGCCTCATTGATCTCGATGGGGTAAAGCTCTGATCATATTCAGTCTTGTTGTAAGTTCTCCATGATGCTCGGAAGTCTGTTGACTTGCCGCCATTCTTTTCAAGATCAATCTCTCCCTCATCAATGACACCATCACCATCAAGATCAAGGTCAACAGATCTCAAGGCCAAATCCATTAACTCAATACATCTCGCTCTCATTGCTTCAGCAGCATCAAGTTGAAGATTCATTTCATAGATTCGAGCAGCTGTGCAGTAAGCATGACAAAGCTCAAAAGCCTCAGCATTAAAGATCTCATCTTCTGTCACGTTGGATGATCCAAGTCTATCCCTGAGCATCAAGGAGAGCTCATCAAGAGAAGCTTTGATTTGTGGTCTAAAATCAGATTGTCGACGTGGTACCATGTCAGCAAGAGGAGCGAAACGATTCACAAAAGAATCATGATCAAGACCAGTATCAAAAGGTCTTGGAGTAACCTTGATCACTCCTTTGTCCAAGTTGGATAAATTGTTTTGTCCAAGGTCTGACGTGTATGAGATCAAATATTGGAATGTTCCACTTGTCGCAGTGACATTGGCTGAGGATGCTGTCACATACCACATTGCAAACTCAATCGTTGCACTTGTGGAGAGGTCAATCTCACGAGGTAAAGGATCAGCAAGGATCGCAGTTGTTCCCACAATACGGACGATCTTGATTGAATACCAAGCATCTCCATCCGTCCTCAAGAATGCAAAGACTTGATCTCTTTCCAGAGAGTCAGAGCTTGCGATTGTCAAGGTTCTGCGATCATTGCCAATTGCTGATACTGAGATGTTTGCTCTTGATTGATTCAAGTTGCTTGTAACATCACTTGATACTTTGAAAGTGATTGAGGGAGTTCCACTGATGGGAGATGGGGCATTCCACTCAAACATATGGTCTTGACCGGTTATTGCTTTTCTTATCATCTCTTTGCTCCCGCGTTTGCTTTTGAAATGTCTTTTGTTGTTGCTCTGTCAAGGCCAGCCGCTTTGATGAATCCCTCAGATACAGGACTCCAAGAATGCCGGCAGTTATACCCACCACCGGCCGTCTTGACAGGAAGCCCTTGTTTGTTGTTGAGCTTTTTCATTTGCGATTCACTCACCACCTTGTCAACCAAGGGACGGCAAAATTGTCTTGTCACTCCATCAATGGGTCCGGTGTATAGATAATATCTGAGACCAGCTTCCTCAGCAATGGCAGCAGTCACACTCCTCCCAAACATTGAGAGCTTTGTGTTGACCTCGGTCAATTGTCGACCGGTTGCTGATTGCATCTTCTGAGAGAGTGAGGAGATTGCTTGTGTCATTGGGACGTCGATTGTCATTGCAACGAGTGACTCTCTGACACCACTTGCCACATTGGGGATAATGACATCATCAAACAGAGTCTCAATAGCTGAGGTCTGCATGACGTCAAGTTGTTGTTGAATTGGAGCAAGCCCGAGGTCGGGCTGAATAATCCTTGTTGTCTTCTCGACAGCTTTCATGATGAGGTCAGCTTGCTCGATGAATTCATCAATTGACAAGTCAAAACCACCACGAATAATAAAATCAATCAACTGCTCTCTAGGTAGAGAGAGGATTGTCAATGGGTCACTTGCTTGGACTGCTGTCTCAAGCGTCTTTAGAAATCGAGTCCTTGATTTATCGAGGATTGATTTCATTGCTTTCTCTGCTTTGATCTGAGTTTTCAACTCATTGATCTTTGCCTTGGTGATACGTGCGACATCTCCCGATTGATTCTTGAGTTGCTTCTCAAGATCTTCGATTGCTAATTGATCAGCATCTTGCTCGGCAAGAAGTATCGTTTCGTGAGTATCGCACATGTCAATCCTATACTAAGCAATCAGTAAGGATGTATCCAAGAGTCGAGTCGATTGCTTTGAATTGTTGTACTTCTTCAGCATATACATATCGACGAGTTGCATCAAGGCTGTCATATTGACCGGCTTGCATTCCACCGAAATCGAAGTTGAGTGCTGCCACAGGCATTCCTTTGACATTACCGCTCTTTTGTACGATTGCGTCAGACCCTTTCATGATACCACAGAAGATTGTCCCTGTGTTCCAAATTTGAGATTCTGAAGATGTCGCACCAGGTACAGCAGTCTCACGACGAGCTTCCCCAACGTAGATGTTTGGAATACCCAAGATATTACGTAAAACTTCTTTAGTTGCTTCTTCAGTAAGAAT